GGTGTGGGGTGGGGGTTCCAAGCAGCGGTGGGGGTAACGGCAAACAACGTGGTGTGTTCCAACGTGGCCACTGGCGCCGGCATCAAAACCGTGCTGCAGATCGCCCCACCCGCAGGCGGTGCCCAAGTGGTGCCTGGCTACTGCGCTGCCGACGCTTCGCAGTACATCAACCCCATCAACGGCGTGACTGCCTATAACGGCGATGTCGCCTTGGCCGCCACCGCCGACACCAACTTTGGCACTACCTTGGGTGACGTGGGTGCCAACGACGCCACCGTGGCTGCACTGACAGATACCGGCATCAACAGCTTCCACAGCTGCGGGCAGCTCACCACGGTGAGCGCGAGCAAGCTCATGAGCGGTGCCGAGCTGGTGCTGGCCACGGCCAACATGCCCAACGTGAGTGGTAAAAACGTGCTGGTGCATATAAGCCCGAGCACCGAGGGGCAGTTGCAGCGCTTCAGCAGTGCGGCCAGCGGGCGGGGCGCGTGGTTTGGCATGCGCAACGCGGCCGGCGTTTACAAAATCTGGCAGGTATACGGCTCCAACGTACCGGGTGCGCTGAACCGCCACGTCCCCGTGGTTATCAACGACGCAGCCGCTGACACGGTAGCCACCGCTGGCTCGTTCAGCCCCGCCGCCGTGCAGGCATTCGGCTTCTGGTTCAGTGGCGCGTGCGCCCTATGGAAGCCAACCAAACACTGACCGTCGAAGGCAACCTGTTTGTAGACGGTGGCGGTGACCCCTTGGTGCCAACCCTGGGAACCTTTCAGGTGCTCACCAAGCTGGTGGTGCCCGTACAGGCTCAAGGTATCAGCACCGGCGGTGGCGCCGGCGGGCTCACCACCGAGCAAGCCGCACAGCTTGCATCCCTGGCCAAGATACACGGTCTGATCGCAGGCATACCTGCCGTCGTCACGCCGACAAGTCGCACCGCCGGCGACGTGGTGCAGACCATCACGGAAGTCGGTGATCAAGTCACCGTCGCACTGGCGTGAGTCTGTCGAGCCGGTCCATTGCGATGGCGGGCGTGGGTTTCGGCCCCCGCCACATCGCGCTGGCCGGCTTCGTCGGTGTCGATGTCACGGAAACACCGACCACGCGCCCGGGGCGCTCTGTGGGCCACAGCGGACGCCAGATACCAGACGAGCGACGTGACGTGCGGCGCCAAAACGAGGCGCTTCTGCTGGTGCTGCTGAGCTAAACCGAAAACTGACCGCAGCGCGAAAGCCTGCGACATTCGGACAATACGCCACTATCGCAACGCTCGGCAGTAGGACTTGACGCATGAACGACCACCACACAACTTTCGGCGCCAAGATTGCCTCTGCACTCAGTTGGCTGGCCGCGGCCCTTGGTCTCGGCACCTTTGCCGGGGTTGTGAGTTTGGCAGTCGGCGTGTTGTCGGCCGCGTGGCTGATTGTCCAGCTGATCGGCTATTTCAAGTACGACCTGCCGGTTAAACGTGCGCGCGCACTGGCCGCCCACGCCGGACGCATGGACCTGTGCGACACGGAAAGCGACAAACTCCGTGATTGATCTTCTGGCTCGCGTCCTGAACGCGCAAATCGTCATCACGCTGCTGGCCATGGTGCTACCGTCTGCGATGCGATGGGTCGACCTGATACCGGCCGAAGTGTGGGAACGCGTTTTCACCGCCGCAGCGGTCACGTTCGTTGGCGGCGGTTTGCTCAAAGACGCTATTGCCGCTTTTGCCAAAAAGGACGCTGCGTGAAACACCCTCGCCTTTTGATCGCAGCGCTGAGCTTCAGCGCGTCGGGGTTGATCGGGCTCGCGCTGAACGAGTCGTACACCGACCGCGCCATCATCCCGACCAAAGGTGACGTGCCCACGCTGGGTTTCGGCACCACCACGCGCCCCGACGGCTCGCCGGTGCGCATGGGCGACACCACCAACCCGGTCGACGCACTGCAGCGAAAGCAGCGCGACTTACTGCGGTTCGAGGGTGCAGTCAAGAAGTGCGTCGCGGTGCCGCTGCACCAGGCCGAGTACGACGTCTATGTGGACATGGCCTACAACATCGGCACCGGCGGTTTTTGCGGGTCCACCATCGTGCGCAGGCTCAACGCTCGGGACTACGCAGGTGCCTGCGACGCCATTTTGATGTGGAACCGCGTGGCCAAGCAAGACTGCTCGGTACCCGGCAACCGCATTTGTTGGGGCCTGTGGGAACGCCGTTTGGCAGCACACGCCAAGTGCAAGGCTGCGCAATGAGCCGGGTCATTGAAACTCTGTCGACCTTGGCTTTTGGCCTGGTGGCTTTTGGCTACGCAGTGGTGCTCACCGCGCACACATTGACCTGCGACTTCGCCAGCGAAGTCCGCCGCATCTGGCGCTAATTTCGCCCCACGAAATTTAACCGCAGCACCGTTTCGCATTTGCCAAAACACAATGCGACCATTCTGTAAAGGACTGCGCGATGCGACCTTGTTTTACTTTTACTGCCAAGACCTCTGCGCGAGCGGCCGTCTTGGCGTTGGACGAAGAGATCGGTTTCTGGGGAACCCAAGCCAAAGACTTTCGTGCGTCGCTTGACGCCATCGAAGGCGACCTCGACGTCGAAATCAACTCCCCTGGCGGCGAAGTCATGGCGGGCCTCGGCATGTATAACATGCTGCGCGCCCGAGCAGCTGCAGGCACCAAGATCACGACCCGCGTGACCGGCGTGGCCGCCAGCATTGCCAGCGTGATCGCCCTCGCCGGCGACAAGCGCGAGATGCCCAAGAACGCGTTTGCCATGACGCACGGCGTGAGCGGAATGGCTTGGGGAACCGAAGACGTTTTGCGCGATCAGGCTGACGCTGTGGGCAAGATGAACGCGTCGATCCGCAGCATCTACATGGACCGCATGGGCGTGGACGAAGCCAAGGCAACCGAGTTGATGTCGAAAGACACCTGGTTGACGGGCGAAGAATGCCTCGACCTGGGTTTTGCCACCGCGCTGACCGATGCCGTCGAGGCCACGGCCCGCTTTGACATGGACCGCGCCGATCTGCCCGAGAACGTTCGCGCGGTGTTCAAGGCCAAAGCCGAACCGGTCGCGCCACCTGACGACGCAGACGACTCGTCTGTCGAGGCTGCGCGCCTGGCGGCAGAAGCCGAAGCGGCTCGTGTGGCGGCTGAAAACGCAGCCGTGCCCGAGACCCCTGTGGCCGAGCAGATTGTGGCCGAGGCCAAGAAAGTCGGCTTTGAAGCACACGCCGCATTCTTTGCCGTGAACTTCGCCTCTTTCGACGAAGCCAAGGCCCGCATGGGCGTGGCCCGGGAAATCAACGCGCTGTGTAACGTCGTGGGTAAGCCTGAACTGGCGGCCAAGGCGATCCGCGGCGGCAAATCGACCGCTGAAGTCCGCGCAGAACTCGTCGACGCGATGGCGTCCGAAGACCTCGCCGTGGACAACAAGCAGCCGAAACCGAATGGTCAGACGGCCCGGGACAACGCGAAGCCCGCCGACGTCAACCCGACCGCACTCTGGGCTTCGCACAACGCTCAACTTCAATTGAAAGGAAGCTGAAATGACCGCTCTCTACTCCAAGGCGCCCCTGGCCGATTTCATTCTGTCTGAGGCCCCCGGCCAACGCAGCCGCGACAACATCATGGTGCTGCAGACCGGCGACGCCGTGCCGTCCGGCACGGTGCTGACGGTTAAGTCGGCAGGTGTCGGTCAATTCCTGCACGACGACGCCGCCGAAGGTAACTCCACGATCGGCACCATCACGGTCGGCGCGGCTGCCATCAACGGCATCTACCTGATCGAGTTCACGTCGCCCACCGCATTCCGGGTGGTCGACCCTGCCGGCGTCCAGATCGGTACCGGCACGCTGGGCACCGCGTTCAACGTGGGTGGTCTGACTTTCACTTTGACTGCCGGCGCAACGCCACACGTTGCTGGCGACATGGCCAACATCGACGTGACGCCTGCGGCCTACACCTACGGCGCTGCCACCGGTGCTGAGAGCCAGGATGCCGTGCTGTACGGCAACCTGCCCGAACAGACTGGCAGCTTCGAAGCCGTCGCCTTCACCGGCGACTGTGAAGTCAAGCGTACCGCGCTGATCGGCCTTACCGCCGCCGGCGAGATCACGCTGGCCACACGCGGTATCAAGGTGCGCGGTCGCCAGGGTATCCCCGGCATCTCCACCCCGGCTCTCTGAGCCTTTTAACCAAGCAACTCAGGAGTAAAACGCAATGGCAACCCTCGACATTTTCAACAACGACGCATTCAGCGTTTCTCGGCTGACCCAGCTGATCATCGACATCCCTCGTGTACCCACCCAGTTGGGCGACGAGCGTCTGTTCACCGAAGCCGGCCTGACCACCACCACGATGATGATCGAGCGCAAGGGCGCCGGCCTGAACCTGGTGCCCGCAGCCCCTCGCGGTGGTGTTGGTCAAACGGTCGGTCGCGACCAGCGCAAGATGATCCCCATCGCGGCGATCCACCTGCCCCAGCGTGACGTCATCATGGCCGACGAAGTGCAAGGCGTTCGCGCCGAAGGCACCGAGCAGGAAGTGGAGTCGATCACCCAGCTGGTGCAGCGCCAAGCCACCAAGATGAAGGCCAACATCGACCTGACGCTGGAATACCACCGCGTCGGCGCGCTGAAGGGCCTGGTCCTCGACGCCAACGGCGTGGATGTGATCTACGACCTCTACAACATCTTCGGCATGACGCGCCAATCGCTGGCCTTCAACATCAACAGTGCGTCCAGCACAGTCGATCTGAAGCAAAAGTGCATCGACCTGAAGCGTCAAGTGCGCAACGCCTTGGGCGGTCGCAGCCTCCGTCGAGTGCGCGTCAAGTGCTCGGAAAGCTGGTTCGACAAGTTCATCGGTCACAACACGATGAAAGCGTCTTGGGAGCGCTGGAACGAAGGCGCGTTTGCCCGCACCGACCAGTCGACCATGGACTTCGAATACGCCGGCGTGGTGTTCCAGGTGTATTCGGGCGGCACGGGCGGCGAGGGTGGCAGCGACTTCATTCCTGCTGACCGCGCCTACGCCTACCCCGAAGGTGTGCCCGGCATGTTCCAGACCTGGTACGCACCAGGCGACTACATGTCCACGGTGAACCGCATGGGCGTGCCCTACTACATGTCGCAGGAGCGCATGGCGCACGACAAGGGCGTCAACCTGGAGTCGCAGTCCAACCCGCTGACCATCAACACGCTGCCCGAAGCGGTCATCGAGTTGAAGACCGCCGCGACCTAAGCGACGCGCTGCCATGCTGGACTTGTTCAGCGACGCGGCAGAAGGCATCCTCGACCTGATTGGCGAGGATGCCTTTTTAGCTGGCGCGCTCACCCCCATACAAATCAACGTCGAGCACGGTGTGCAACTGACGGGGATCGGCGGCGACCAGGCGCAGTACAAAGGCGACCTGGTGGCCAACCGCGACGTGGCCACGATCCACACACGCCACAACCCGCAGTCCGGGCAGACGTTCGTGCAGGGCACGTCCACGTATCGCCTGGAGTTCATGGTCGAAGACAACGGCGCCACCAAGCGCTTTGTCATCATGCCGGTGACGTAATGGCCCGCGTCAAAAAACGGGGCTTGCTGCGCGAAGTTGTCGCCATCGACATCTCGGCGCTGCTCGCTGCTGCGGACGACCTCTCAAACCTGAGCCCCGACAGGATCGCCGACTCGGCGGTTTCGGCACTCAACGAGACGGCCGAGCGCACGTTCACACTGGCCCGGGACCGCATCACCGAAGGGGTGAACCTGAGCGACCCGTATCTGCGACGCCGCATGGAGGTTGTCAAAGCAGACAGGCTCGGTCTACACGCCGACATCATCGCCCGCGGTGACACGAGCGAACTCACGCGTCTTGCCACCTACGACGCCAAGATGGTCATCGTGCCGCGCGACACCGCAGGGCGCAGCCGCAACAAAGGCGTGCTCGGCATACCCAAGGGGCTGAAGCAACAGGGTGTCAGCGTGACCGTGATACGCGGGAACGAAAAAACGCTGGATACCGGGTTTCTTTTGCGCTTGCGTGAAGGCAGTCGGCAGGGTGACAAGTTCGGCGTTTTCTTGCGTGACGGCAAGCGCATGAAGCACCTGTTCGGCCCGTCCGTGTACCAGCTGTTTGCCTGGCAAATCCCGCGCATCTCTGGCGAAGTGGCCGACGACCTTGAGAAAACACTGATCGACCGCGTGGCCGAGCAACTGAAGGACATTTTGAAATGACAACCACCCTCACCCGGGCGCGCGACATCGCGCTGCACATCGACGGCCTGCTCAAGCAGATCACAAAAGTCAATGGTTACGAAACCGACATCGGGCTCAAGGTGTTCCGTGGCAAGCGCAAGGTGGACGTTGGCAGCACGCCGTGCGCGGTGCTGCTGGAAGGTGACGACAGCGTAGGCACGCAGCAAGGTGACGGTGCGCAGGTGGTCACGCAGTCCTACGTGCTGGGTGGCTATGCACCGTGCGACATTGACAACCCCAACGATGTCGCCCACCAGATCATTTCGGACCTGAAAAAAGCGGTCTTCCGCAGGGTCGATTTGACCAAAGCCGAAAGCATTCAGGGCACGACGACCTTTGGCGGGCGGGTCAAAAACGTGACCTACGCGGGTCGCAACATCGGCCCCATGGGCGATAGCTCGGCGGTGGTGTTCGGCGTGATCCACATCGACGTGACGTTCGTCGAGCAACTGCACGCCGCCTGAGCATTTGCGAAATTGCACCGCAGCGCATAATTTAGCGGCGCTGCGACACTCCGTTTGCATACAGCGTGCGGCCGTTTCCGCACGGAACCATTCAGGAGTTTCAAAATGGCAGCACGCAGCTTTCTTGGCGCCGGCGACATCTTCATCAACCGCATGGTCGATGGTGTCAAGCAAGGCATGATCGGCCCGATCAAGGCCAACAAACTGGAAATCCAGCCGCAGGTGGACACCAAGCAGTCCACCTCCAAAGGCCGCTACGACTACGGCCAGGTGCTGGAATCGGTCAACCTGGCGCAGCCCACCGAGTTCTCGCTGGAACTCAAAGAAGTCACCGGCGACATTCTGGTGATGGCTTTCTTGGGCACCTCGTCCGACCTGACCCAAGCCGCCGGCACGCTGACCGACTTCGCCGTCACCGTGACCAAAAAAGGCTCGTGGCTCCCACTGGGCAAAAAGAACCTCGAAGCCCTCGTGGCTGTGGAAAACGTCGGCGGCACGGCCGTCTACGTTGAAGGCGTGGACTACGAACTGAACCGCCCGCTGGGCTGGATTCGCGTGCTGCCCACCAGCGCCATCGCACTGGACGCCGTGCTGCACGTCACCGGCGGCTACGAAGCTGCAACCGGCGTTGTCATCGCCGGCTCGACTCGCACCGAAGTGCGCGCTGAGATCGTGTTCGACGGTATCAACCAGGCCGACGGCACGCAAGCCACCGTGGAAATCTGGGAAGCCGTGTTGTCTGCGGACAGCGCATTCGACTTCCTGGCCGACGACTTCGGCAACGTGTCGCTGACCGGCAACCTGAAGACGCCTGCCGGCAAAGCCTCGCCATACGAAGTGACCATCCAAGACCCTGTGGTCTAAGCGGCCCCGCAAGTGGCGGGTCA